ACAAGGCCATTGAATAGCATGGTTGCCATTTTTTTCTCCTTGATTAAGTTTTGTGGATGCTTGAGGAAAGCAATACCCCGGAACTTCCCCGGCGGTGCGTGAACCTTTGGTCCCCGTCAATCACTTGTAAGGCATGGACAATGCCCCAGTCTTTCCTGGTGTCTGTATGTATATTTCGACAACTTCGAAGGTTCCGACTGTCACCTTGCGCTTTGTCACCTGTATTTATATAATAGTACAGTATTACTGCCCTAATCAGAGCGGTTTTTCATGCAAGGCTGTCATGCAATTTTTGCAACAATAAGTTGATAAATTAAAGTTCTTGACAGCCGTAAATCATTGTTGTATAATTTGTTACGTAAAAGGGTAAATACACTTAGTAATATTTAGGAAAACACGATGAAAATTAAAACAAGGTCGATTTTACAAGAACTTAACGAAATTGCAGATCGTAGAGATACAGAATCTCTAATACAGAGTCGTGCAACCAATATTATCAACTCAGCAATTAATTTAATTGAATCTATGCATAAACATTACGATCAAACAACAGCCATTGAGCTGGAGCGTAGATTTATAAATTCTATAAAAGGCTCAGATTCCTCTAAATTTGATAGAGGTATTAAACGAGTCGTTGAATCAAAGAAACGAGAACGCTAACATGACCCTACTTTTAGAAGGCGGTAACATATTTAAGGATGCGGAAGGTAAGCCAGCAACCATTAGGATTGCAAAGAGCGATGTATTACCTACTGTCCAATGGTTGGAAGGAATTACTAACTTAGAACTCACAGACAATATGTTAGGAACAACTGGTAAGAAAGATACCAGTGGTGACTTAGATCTCGCAGTCGATGTTTCGAGTACAACAAAAGCAGATTTAGAAGCTACGCTTCTTGCTTGGGTACAAGATAAAATCGGTGGCGAGGTTAACGGTAAAGAGTGGATACGTAAGTCAGGCATCAACGTACACTTTAAAACTCCGATCAAAGGGGATGATTCAAACGGCTTTGTGCAAACAGACTTTATGTTTGGTGATCCAGATTGGATGAAGTTCAGCCTGCAGGGAAGTGGACCAAACTCACCTTATAAAGGTATGCATCGACACATCTTACTTTCCAGCATAGCAAAAACGAAGGGCATGAAATGGTCAGCAAATGAAGGACTGAAAGATAGAGAAACTAACGAATTGGTATCGCAAGACCCCAACCAAATCGCTAAGACTTTATTAGGCCAAACAGCAACACCATCAACACTTGAATCAGTAGAGTCAATTGTTAACTTTATTAAGAAGTTACCAAACTACGAAGAACTTGTTGCCGACGCTGTTGAGTCTTTTGCAAGAGACGGTTTAGAATTACCGGACAATAAAAAAGTCGAAACTTACCAAGCGGATCACAATGCTTGGATGCGTAAACTTATAGACATTGTAAAATGAAGATAAGTGAGGTCGTAGACATACGCTATTCGATAGCTGACAAACTTTCTAAGATGCATAAAGTAGGACCCGTGTATGGCAAAAAAGACTTGAATGTGCCACACGCAACATACGTAGATAAAACTAAGAAGAAGAAAAAAGCATGAGAGCATTTGAATTTTTAACAGAAGCTGTATTAGTAGAAGCAGTAGGCAGAGAGTTTAACCACTTAGAAGACCTCGTATTTACTAATCCATCAGATGGTGCTAAACGTGCAGTTGATATCTTAAAGAGCATGGAGCAAGATGCTAGTGATGTTGCAGTTAAATGGGATGGTAATCCAACAGTGTACTGGGGACGTGAAGATGACGGACAGTTTAGATTAGTTGGAAAAAATAATTGGGGTAAAGAAGAAGGTAAGTCTAACTCAGCTGATGACTTAGAAAAGTTTATCAACAGCAGAGGCAAGGGCGAAGATTGGAGACCTAAGTTTGCAAAAGATATGGCAAGCCTATGGCCGATATTTGAAGCAGCGACTCCACCGGACTTCAGAGGTTACATGTATGGTGACTTATTATACCATCCAGGTAAACCTTATCAAGGCAGTGACGGAGCAATTAGTTTTACTCCTAATCAAACTACTTACAATGTTAAGGCACAAAGTGATATTGGACGTAAGGTAGGCAAAAGTAAAGTTGGTGTTGCAGCACATTCAGCATATGAATACTTTGGCGATAAGTCAGGCACACCTATTGAAGATGTAAAACAATTTAATGGCACAGCAGATCTTTTAGTATTAGGACAACAGTACGTAAGCAAAGCGCCGCCAGTAAATGCAGATAACTTAGGCAACATAGAAAAGGTAGCAAACAAAGAACAAGCAAACATTGCTAAGTTCTTTGAGAAGCGTCCTGGACTAAGTGATATCAGCGATATCATGTACACATTTGTAAATCAAATGAGTAGAGCTAAAAAGTTAGATGACTTAAAAGTAGAAAGTTTCCTCAATTGGCTTCAAAATTCAAAGGTTTCCGCCAATAAACAAGCAAAGATTATAAGTATTATAGACAGTAGTAAGCAAACTGCAACAAACATATTTTTCCTTGTTACAGAGCTTATGAAAGCCAAGAATGAAGTAATTGCAGAGCTTGATAAAGCAGAAGGTGATGTAGTTGCTACAACAGGTGGCAAGCCAGGAGGCGAAGGCTTTGTTAAGACTAGAGACAAAGTTAAGTTAGTTCCACGTGATAGATGGACGCCTTTTAGAGCAGATTAAGCGTTTTTAGTCAAAAATCCCCCCAAACCCCATAAGTTTTTACCCAAAAGATAAATAAGAGTGTAAGAAAAAAGCCGGTCCCTGAGCGGGATCATTTAATAATCGAGGAGATAATATTATGGCAGATCTATCAAACGGAAGCTCAGTATTCCAAACTTATAACAACGCCGGAACAGGTGTTGCAGAACTAGGTGATAACAAATTACCAGCAAACGGTGATACTAACGGTATTGCAGGTTTAACTAGAGTTATCAAATTAGCTAAATCATCTATTACAGATGCAGAAATCCAAGCAGCTTTAGACTACATCCAAGCTGGTGACGTTTCAGGAACTAACGACGCAAACACAGTTGTTGGTCTTGACAAAAACACTAACGATGCATTTGTAGTTGTACAAGGAACAGGCGTAATGACAGCAGGTTCTAACTACGGTACAGGTTCAACTGGTGTTACTATGTCAATTGAAGCTACAATTCCAGGAATTTCTGGCTAATAGTTTTTAAACTGATTAAAGGGTGTCAGTTCGCTGGCACCCTTTTTTTATGGATACTAAATATGAGTAATGATCAGATACAAAGTAGAAACTACCGTAGACATTACAGAAGCCAATCCTGATAGAAAGGACGCGAGCTCCTTGCGTCACGCCCAACAATCCAACTTTAATGCATTAGTGCAAGGCATAGAACTTAGAGCCTTGTGTACATGGGACGAACAGCCAACTATGGTAGAGTACAAAGACATTGACACAAAATGGTACTGGACATTTTATGTAGAAAGAGAAGATGTATTTTTAAAAGATGACGACCCAGTAGGTTTACTTAAAGATGACTTAGATAGTATTCCGATAATTAGTAATTTAAATAATAATGTTACGTTTGATAAGAGATGCTTTATAACAAGAGGCGAACACACAAACGTATGGCTTAAACCAGCCGATTAAGTGTAGACTAATTCTTCTACCAACTAGCGAGTAAATAATAGTATGAAAGACCACCATTGGAATATAATTATGTTCGGTACGAGCTGCTTCATGTTCGTAGGTTTCCTATTGGCACTGTTTGGTGTCTATGAAAAAATAGATGCATTTGCATACATAGGGATAGTTATAATGTCCTCAGTGTGTTTTACATGGTGGATTTGGGTTATGTTAGTAATAAAAGATATGATCCTACGTACAACTAAAGCACAGGACGGTTTAGGCGTGGTTAAAGAGGAATTAGGACTCATTAAAAAAATGATTAGAGCCCTAACTTCTAGAGGAAAATGATAAATACATTTGTTAGACATTAAAGGCACACAACCAAAGCATAGGACAGATAACAGCTACCACAAGGCACATTCAAAAAGGCAATACCAAGAGTGTTAATTTATTAACGGTATTCGGAGAGAATGTTAAATGGCAACTAGCCTAGAAAAAAAGAATTTAGAAGCCCACGTTGACTTGTGCCAAGAGAGGTACGAGCAATTGGAAGGTCGTCTCGACAATCTAGAAAAGAAAGTGGAGCATATTCACAGAGATATTACGGACGGACAAAAGAGCTTA